TGCTACTAGTGCTACCGCTGCTGCGGGCAGCGCAACTACCGCTCAAGGTCATAGTAATACTGCGAGTGGCCATAAAGATACAGCGACTACAAAAGCAAATGAAGCGTCTGCTTCTGCATCAACTGCGGCTGGTCATGCTTCAACTGCGAGTGGTCATTCTACAGATGCATCTAATTCTGCGACAGCTTCGGCTAATTCTGCTACTGCAAGTGCAACAACTTTAACCAACTTTGAAAAACAATATTTAGGTTCTAAATCATCAGCTCCAACGACAGACAATGATGGTGTTACTCTTGATGCTTCCTATGAAGGTACATTATATTTTAATTCAACAAACGATGATTTATATGTTTGGAATGGATCAGCTTGGGAGCAAGCTTCCTTTAGTGCTGGTGGTTTCTTATCGGCTAATAATAATTTATCGGATGTTGCTAATGCTGGTACATCTAGGACCAACTTAGGTCTTGGAACAGCATCAACTTTAAATGTTGGTACAAGTGCAAATAATATTCCTCAACTTGATGGCAATGCAAAACTACCAGCAGTCGATGGATCTAACTTAACAGGGTTATCCTCTGGTACTGATGCTATTAATATGGTCGTTGCATCTGGATCAGATGCTATATCTGTTGGCAATGTTGTTACAAGAGAAAGTAATGGCGAAACAACTAAAGTTAAGAAAACAACAATAACTCAAAATTTATCTTTAGGGCAAGCAACAGTTAATACTGCTATGCCAAGTGGTACATATGATTTTGCTAATTCCAACTCAGCTTACCATGCACGATACCCAGCTCATTCTCATGGTGTAGCAAATGACAGTGGTAAATATGTTTTTGTTTATCAGGCGCAAGGTCATACTCGTATTCAAATTTTTAATTACGATAGTGCGTCATCAACTTGGTCAACACATACAGGAGAAAACAGAAGTTTGTCTACCCCAGATAGCACTTACACAAGTGGCACAGCTTTTACAGGAACTGGAGGTCAATTTAACGGAAGTGCAAGTCTTCATTATGTTCGTTGGCACAAAAATATGAATGCATCAGCTGGTGGAACTTATTTAATTATTTATCATTATAATGGAAGTAGTGGAAATCAAGCAAGATATGTAACACCTATGACTATTGATGCTAATGACCATGTTACTCTTTACCCAAGACGACAAATACTTGAAGGACCATCTGGTATGCCAAATGCTACATCAGATGCTTATTTTACAACTGATACTTCTGTAATAAGTATGACAACTGATAAAGCAAAATTAATTAGTGCTGGTCAACATTATGTAAATTATTCTCCTCCCTATGCATCATATTTTGTACTATCAACTTATGAATTAGAATGGACAGGCTCAGCCTATACAGGCAGTTATTTAAGTAAACAATATTTTACAAATATAAATGGAAACCCATCACAACTTACATCAATTCCTAGACCTGTTCGAGTTATGTATGATTATACAACAGAAAGGCTTGGTACTTTTTGGTTAGATAATAATAGACGAAATAGATTTACTGTGTGGGAAAATACAGGAACAGCAAACTCTCCTACATGGACAGCACAATACACAGAACAATTAACAACAGATAATAACAGTGGAACATTTGATAATAATAACAATTGGGATGGTACATTCCAAAAAGCTGATGGTAAAGGTAGAGTTTTATTTTCCTACAGACATGTCTATTTTTCACCAAATACATCTTATGGTGCTAGATGGTTTGCTATAAGTATGGGAGCATCATCTTTAACAATTCAAACTGTTAGAGGACAAAGTACCAGCGATGGTACATATTCAACTGCGCCTGTACAATCTTTTCATTATGACTATCTAAATGATGTCTACATTGTTCCATATTCAGGCGAGTTAAATAGAGTTGGTCAAGGTCAATTTATGCGTATCTATAGTCCAAGTGGAACAGGTATTACAGAAGATGCTTATGTAAGTGGTGGTGGTAATAGTAGCGCATGGCAATTTGGTAGATCACTTGCTATTGTTGATACTATGTCTATTTCAAGTATTACAAGTGCTAATGCTGGTAAATGGTTACAGATAAACGACACTGATACTTCAACATATTCATCACTTTCCGCAGATGCTCAAAACTCTTATTATAGTGCTGGTAACATTCCTCATACCTTAACGACAAACAGTACAAATAAAGCATTAGCTTTTGGATTTGCTCAAAAAGCTGGTAGTGCTGGTAGTACAATTGCAGTGTTACCATTTGATAGTGAAAGTATTGAACAAAACCAATCATCTTTAACACATGGTACAAAATATTATGTAAGCTCAACAGGAGCATTGTCTACAGCTACAACTCCAGATGCAAGTATTTACAATGATCCTGATAACCCATTTGTCGGTGAAGCTATCCACACAACTAACCTAAGATTACCTTCAAAAGAAGTTTCTGGTGGTGGGGGTGCTGGTGCTTTAGCAGACACATCAAGAGTATTTTGTGGTGCTGTAGATTTTAGACGAGATAGTGGTGTTGCAGATAGTGTAATTATATCACTACCAGCTTCTGTCAATAGAGCTGATGTTAGAGGTTATCATATGTATGGGGTTGGTGTTGGTTTTAGCGCAGACGCAAGATTACGAATAAAGCCATATCACAATGGGTCAACTATTATGACAGGCAATACAGTAAGGACTGCTAACTTTGTTGCCTATAGTGGATCTGCAACATCAAATGAAACACACGATTGGTCTGATTATTTACAATTTGGTATGGTGGGTAATAATTTATATGTCGGAAGTCAACAGCCAATTCAAACTTATAATGCTGGCGATTATTCTCCAAGATTAGCTTTTGATATTCATTGGGAAAATAATTTTAAAAATTTAGGTTACAGATACCAAGCAACACAAAGACATGGAAGTACCAATAATTATATGATGACTGATATGGGAGTGGGAGGTAATGCAAACTCTTTTACCAATTCAGATTATATTTCTCAATTTTATATTTACCCTTCAAGTGGAACATTTGTCGAAGGTATAATTTCAGTTTACGCAATAGTTAAAGGATAAGTTTATGGCACAAGAACAAGTATATGATGTAACTAACAAAAAATTTATTACGATTGAAGTAGATAACATAGAAGACCCAAACACATTATCGAATAAAATTTATAATAAAAAGGGACAAAGAAATAATCTTTTACTAGAAAGTGATTGGACTATGTTGTCCGATAATTCTTTAACGGAAGAACAAAAAACAGAAGCTACAACATATCGACAAGCATTAAGAGATTTACCAGCACAAGAAGGTTTTCCAGATGTTGAGTTTCCAACTAAACCAGATTTTTTATAGGAGATAATGATGCCAAATTTATTAACAATGAAAGAAGCAAATCAAGTGGTTTGTAATGTTGAAGATGGAATTACTATTGAAGAACATACAAATGAAGGTGATCAAAAAAAAATTGGTCTTAAATCAGACGAAGTAAATCAATTCTTCTTTTTTTATTCAGACCTAAATTTAGAAAATGCAGACATACATATGGGTGCATCACATGACTTACCAGAAGATTTTGAAAGTTTTAAATATTGTTATACACCTGAAGATGGTTTTACTTTAAATCCTAAATTTGTTGTTTCTAATGTAGAGGAAGATCCTTTTGTACCTCCAACAGAAGAAGGACAAGAAATGCCAGAGCCATCTGGTAACTTGGGAAGAACTATAACCTATCAAGATGGAAGCAAAACAATAGTAAGTGCAACAGGCGAAGTTACACAAGTGGATGCTCCATAATGCCTAAAACAACTGTTGCAGATATAGACAAGAAAGTAGCGGTCCTAGAACAAGCTCTTAAAGATCACCAACGATCATGTGAAAGCCTATCAATAGAAACTTTAGGCCGTGTTAAAAGATTAGAGTATTTAATAGGTTCATCAGCTGTTGGTATTATCTCTTTATTATTAGCAATATTATTTGATTTATAAAATGTTTACATCATTACTAAGTTTATTTTCACCATTAATATCAACGGTGCTAGAGAGAGTATTACCTGAAGACAAACAAAAAGTTAAAGAGATTGAAGCTGCAATAAATTTAGAGTTAATAAAAAATTCAGCAGTTTTAGAGAAAGGGGCAACTCAAATTATTTTGGCTGAAGCAAAATCTGAGCATTGGCTAACTGCTAACTGGAGACCTCTTCTCATGTTAGTAATCATTTCAATAATTGCCTGGAACTATTTAATAGCAGCATTGTTAAATGTTGTTGCTTTGTTATTGTACGGACAAACTTACCCTCTTCAAATTGATCTACCTCAAGAAATGTGGACACTTTTAACTATTGGAACGACAGGCTATGTAGCTGGTAGAAGTTTTGAAAAGGTAGCAGAAAACATAAATATTAACAGAAATCAAAAAAATTGACCGTCATAGAAGCTCATACAGAGCTTTTTAAACTCTCCCCAATACTAAAGTAACCCCATAAATGAGGATAAAATGGCAAATAAAAATGTACTAGAAATGTACCCAAAGCACATGGTCTCATGCCCAGAGTGTGGAGGTATCAATTATTTTGTTGAAGCTCAGTATTTGGAATTTAATATTACTGGAGCTGAAATGGAAATTGTTGGTTTAAGGTGTGCGAGCACAGACTGCAATTATGTAATTGAGGTGAACAATGATCAAGAAGTCAACTTAGAGTTTGAATTAGAATAAGGAGAGTATCTTGAGTAAAGCATTAGGAAGAGGAAGACCAGGTTTAAATAATAAAGATTTAAATCAAGCGATATCATTATGGAAGGAACATGGTAAGAGTATAGGCAAGGCAGCTTTATCAGCTGGAATGTCTTATGCAACATTTTACAACAGACTAAATAGAGCATTTGATGTTTTAGGTGAAAACGATAATAACGAGTTTGATATTAAACCACCATTTGATCCTGAAGAGCCCGTTGAAAAAACTGTAGAACGGATGCTCGAAAATTATAAGAATAATAAAAGAGCAAAAGACGAAAGAGACCTTATGCCAATTAAGGTTAATCATGACAAACCTATCTGTATTGTTTTTATGGGTGATCCACATATTGGAAACCCAGGAATGAACATTGAAAGTTTTATGGATGATGTGCAAATTATTCGTAATACCGATGGAATGAAAGTTATAAATTTAGGAGATACAACTGATGCCTGGATAGGATATTTGTGCAAGCTATATGCTAATAGTCCTGTTACGGTAAATCAAACTTGGCGGCTCGTTGAATATTTCTTAGGCAAAGAGAACGGACTTGGTGATCAATTCTTAGTAGCGATAGCTGGTAACCATGATTTATTTCATGAAAGCTATGGTGATATTTTAGAGTGGATGAAAGAGCCAAAAACTATTTATGAAGAGTGGGCTG